TCATTCTTTTAAAAATATTTTCTTTTCTTCCGCTCTTCGGTTTACCAGCCCTGGGAGAACCTGTCCAGCACTTTTCCTCCATTTTGGAAATTCTTCAGCAGCACCTTCATAATCTCCCGCGTTTAGTTTTCTTAGTAATGTTGATCTTCTGACGGCAGGCGTCAAACCAAGGTTAAACAACCAACTCATCAAGGCAATAAACTGATTCTCCGTAACTGGAACTTTGACAATGGCTGCTAACTCCTCCTGTGTTTGAACCAGGTCTTTAGTTAGAAGGTCGTATGCTTCATTGCGCGTAATGTGCTCGCCTGCGTGCACGTCTTTCGTGTGGCCAAAACCGATTGTCCACACTCCAGCGGGACATTTGTAAGATTCAAGAGCGGGGCCGCCTTTAGGACCCTGTTCAAACTCAGATATGAACTGAGTTGCCAGTTCAGGTGGGTAAAGCAGGATATCTTGTGTCATTGAATTGCACCAAAATTTGAGTTACTCTGAATGGGTTACTTTTATTGTTAAAGGAACGACTATGGCAAAAAACGAAAAATCCTCTAAGGAACTTGCGTCTCTCGCTGGCAAAGTGCTCCAGCAGAAGACCTCTACTAAAACTGCTAAGAGCTTGGCGGGTTCTGTTTTAACGCAGGCTCCGGATCGCAAGTCTCAGAAGAAAAAATAGTTTGTCTACTTAGTATCTGTTTGCGGGGTATACATATGTGCCCCGCAACTTGTTTACGATCCGCACCGCTTATGTGAGGAACAAGGACTACAACAGTATCTGTTTCTTTTCTAATAAAGCCCACAGAGGTAACCTCGGTAACTTTATATTCAAGTTCGTCCTCAAATTCCCATCCTGGAGGACATCCAAAGGTATCAACCCACTTAATTATCTCGATTCTCATTTAGGCTCCTTCGTATTGTGTAAGCCGTGCAGTTGCTGAACTTCTTTTTTGAGAGATTCAATATCTGAACTAATGCGTTCAAGCTGCTTCAGATTCTCAGTGTTTGAAGTTGCTCGTCTGTTTAGCTCGTTGATCTGGAGGCGCTGGAGCGCGGTTTCGTTCTCCAGGCTGTTGATCCGGTCTTGTTGTGACACGATCGTGTACTGATTCAACTGAGAGTTTGTAAGCCACCCTGCCATATAAAAAGCAAAGAAAAGAATGAGCTTAATCAGCCCTGCGATAACTGAGCGCATACTAATTGCCATGGTTCGCTCCATTGCGTACGGTAAGTTTTAATTTGCCTGTGACGACACCGTAAAGAGTGTTCATGATCTTCAGGCCGAAGTAAGAAGACACTCCGCTGCAAGCCCCGATCCACTCCCAACTGAGTTTCGAGGTGCGGAGGATCAGATAGACAATGAATCCGGCTGCGCATGACGTAACAAACTCAATGAACCAGCGCGGAAAATTCCAGTCCCGTTCCGCTCGCACGTACGGCATAGCAGAACCCGATGCCGCACATATAAGAATGAGCGTGAACACTATTAGGTTTACCGTGCTGGCAAACTCGCTGAGGCTGAAATCTGTTTCCATGTTTATCTCTCTTTTTGGACATGTTATGAGCGCTTTTTCTTTCAATGCGCACACCTAACGAAAAGCCCCTCGAAGTGAGGGGCGGAGCGGTTAGATGGAAGCACTTAGCGGATAAAGCCGTAGTTCGACATCCTTAACATGGTTTCCGCCAAGGCTGACATAACTACCCTTTGTAACGGGCATACTAAACTTGCCGCCGCCATTAGCCCACGGAACTAGCGACTGAGCCCCGGGACCAGCCGCATAGCTGGATTCATTCGTTCCGGTAAATGAGACAACAAGAACGCCGTCGTTAGGCATTACGCCCTGATAGATAGAGCCCCAATCGTCATTAACGTCGGTTCCTGTCATCACTATTGGAGAAGCTCCCCAGGCAGGTTGGGCAAAATGCGCGGCTTCGGTTTTTGTTGTTCGGGTATTCAGTAATAACTGGAGGAGCGCTTTTAACATGACACACCTCCAATACTCAGGTTATTGGCTACCGTAAGTCTTATAGACGTACAAGTTTGCGGCTCCGAAGTTGTTGGATTTGCCAATCTCGTAAGAAACAATGTTGCCTTTCTTGGAATAAAGAGAAACGCAGATGTTGCCGTTTGCTCCCGCTCCGAGATTGACCATGTTAAATCCGTTAAGTCCTGCAAACATGACGCCGTAACATTGCAGAACCACGAGGCCCGTGTAAGGCATTGTGAAGGTGTGGCGTTCTCCGTCAGGAGTGACGGTAATTTCTGTAGAGGCCGAAGGAATATGAGCCGACTGATCAGCCACCCACTCCTTCTTGCTAACCAAGAACTTCTCCGCAAAGAGCTGTACGAGTGCTTTAAGCAACATAAGCCACCTCCTTGCAGAATAAGTTTCTTAAGAGTTTGATACCCCCCCCCGATGGTTTTTGTAAACCAGCATTCGATGTTTTTAGCCTGTCTAGCACATAACGTAAAGACTTGGCCCTTGGCTACTGGACAGGCACACAAGAGAATGTCCCCTGCAACCTGCGGAGTTGTAAAGACATTTATATTCTCAGTCTGGGCTGAAGCAATGCAATAGACTGAATCTGCCGTGAACCTCAGGCATGCAAAGCCGTCCGTTGAAGCAACTCCATCGAAAACAGAATCCCATCCATCAATAGTCGTAGTTTTTGGAGTTAGTCTTACGACCGAACTGGACGGCATAGCTTGATGTCCTACAAGCTCGGATTCCTGTTTGCTGTAGAACTTGCTCAGCAGGAGGCTCAATACGTTTTTCAGCATAATGCGCCTCCTGTCAAAGGATTAAAAGTCTGAACTTGCTTTGTAGAACCAAAGAGAATAATCGGTTGTACTTCCGCCACGGCACAAGAACTTAATCTGTGTCCCTTTTTTAACGTAACAACAGATTCCAGCTCCCGCAGTGTTTCCGTTAAGTACGGAAGCAAGTGCCATCTGCCCGTTCTCGACTTGGATTTCAAGAGCTGAGACTGTAGTTGAATTGCACCGAGAAGTCGCCCAGCCGTTGCACGGTGCGGTGTAGGTAAAGAAATCCGTGGTGCTTGTGCAAGGAATATTAATGCCCTGATGGATAATAGGAGCTGATTGTTCTGAAACCCAAGATTTTTTGCTTTGCAAAAACTTCTCGGCAAATAATTGAACGAGGGCCTTAAGCATGACAGAGCCCTCCAAATAAAGTGATTATGCCCCCCCCCACGATTTTACTGTAGAAGGTTACAACTATGTCTCTAGCATTAACCGCCATAATGGTCACCGATTCTCCTTTTCTCAATGGTAGAAAACCTCGTAGAGAAGAACCTATGGCTGGGCCTGAAAAAGACCCGTGAAGAGCTGTACCAATTATTGCAAATGACCCTCCTGTTACAGAGGCGTCTAGTTTGACTATGTTGCCAAAAATCTTTATGTAACCGTCATTAGGCGCGGCCCATGCGGATAGGATCGTCGTCCATCCGCCACTTGATGTGACAGTGTTTAACGGGGCTATGTTTGTGCCGGTATTATTCGCTCTGTTGGCAACAACAGCCTCACTCGGTGTCGTTCGGCTATCGAGTAGCCGCTGAATAAGCTTTTTGATTAGCATTTTGACTCCTCGCCCGAGCCAAAATGCTCAGGCTTTAGGTTGGTAAAACTAATGGGTAGATTCTTAGCTGTGCAGTTGTACCTTTATAAGAGGCGATGACCGTATCTCCCTTTTTTGCATAGATATAAACCGCACCATTAAAAGCCGATCTCCTAATCAGCGTAATAAAATTACCACCTGCGCTTAAACCGATATGATCTACAGAACCAACCGTATTTTCCACATATAGGCAAACCAAACATGGTGTTGTCGCAACGTAAGTAGGAGATTTTTCAGGCTCGTCCGGAAGGTTTATTACAGTCGGAGAAGGCCACACGGGTAACCCAAACTGCTCGGCCTCCTTGCCATAGATTAGCTTACTACCCCCCCCCACTTACAGCACGTTTAGGCACGAGCTGATTTACAAGCAACTGAATCAACTGTTTAAGCATTGAAACCTCCTTGTCTCATGTTTTGTCTTGCATCGACTTTCTGCTGTAGCTCGTAAGCGAGAGCGGCAGGAAACTCAGGCCACGGCACGAACGGGAAACCCTGCGCCTCGGGCAAGTTTCTCAAGGCTTGGCGATAGGTCTCAAGGGCCGTTCTGTCGGCGTCCTCAAGGGCAGAACGTTTGGCTCCTGCTGACCGTGCCACGGTGATGTCAGGCAACTTCACATAGTCGTCCGTGTCGCTGATACGGGCGTTACGCTCGGCCTTGATCTCGTTGCTGTAACGTTCTTTGCAGAATGCGTCGGTGTTTTCGGGCAACTCGGTTTCCGTGTAGAACTGACCATCAGCAGAGGCATACAACCCAGCGGGTGAGAGTTCACCGAGCCAAAACTTCATGCCGTTGTAAATCTCTTTGAGCTGGTAGTGCTCGGCGGCGTATGCGTCGTCTGCCTCGTTGTTGAATACATGAACCACGGGAGAATTACTCCGTGCAACAATGCGGCCCGTATGGTCTTTAATGCAATACTTCTCAATGGGCCGAGCCATTGCCTCACTCAGGTATTTGGCCTTAATCTCTGCAAGTGTGGTCATGCCTGTTCTCCGTAATGCTCGTCGCAGTAGGCAAAAGCGAGGACATGGAAAACTTTGTCTCTTGCCTTGGAGTAGGAAATCTTCTTGCCGGTTTCCTCGTTAAAGTTGCGAACGTCCACACATGCAGAAGTGTCAGTAACGGTGAATCCGTTCTTAAGTACGAGGGTGCAGACCATCGTGCCTGTACCCGCCACGTGGTGGTAATCGGCATGGTCGATCATGGCGTCCACCGCTTCGGGGCTGATGACAGGATACTTACAGGATTTTCTTGCTTCTTCTCTAATCTCTTGAGTGTTCATGTTTTATCTCCTTTCTATGAATCACATTCGTTTTCTAAAGCGTCGATTTCGGCTTGAGTGGCTCCGTTATCTAAGCAAAGCTGTTTGAGAATCGGTACGAGGTACGCTTCAATAGACGCGCCTAAAGAGGAGGAAACCCAAGCCGCTATCGCCGAAGCAAACGACGCGGCAAACGCCGCAGCCCATCCGATATTTGTTCGAGCTTGTGCCCGCTGAGCGTCTGTAAGATTGTTCTGCTCTGTGTACAAAATAGCCGTCGGTGCCTCGCCCGTATCGCCTTTTGGCCCGTCATTACCGATATCCCCTTTTAAACCGCGGGGGCCTTGAACCGAGAGTTTTATCCAATAGCTCGTGTTGGTAAGGACGGTGCCCGCAGGAACCGCCTTAATGGATTCGTAAATAAAACCGTCACTATCTTGAACACGGTCAAGAATGTCATAGGAAGCCGTGGCGCTCCACGTGCCTTTCCAAACATAACGGACTTTGCCAATACTAAGAGTTGGCATATGTAGCCTCCACTATTCCGTTGTCGTTAATTGAAAATTCAGCAGGTGCAAGGCCTACGTATTCGAGCTGAAGCATTCCCTCTCCGTTTACTTGGAACTGCCCGAAACAGGTGGCGAACGGGCTTTGGCCCATAGGGCCTTGAGGCCCGACACCACCGGCAGGTCCCGGACTGCCTTGCAAACCCCGCTCACCGCGGGGGCCGCGCAGGTTTGAAATCTTTGCGCCGACCGTAGCGGTTGTCGCGGTTACAGCGGTAACTCGGTACAGGTCCCCGTTGGTTGTGTTAAGAACGAGGTCTCCTGCCTTGATGTATGTAGAAGGCGTCAGGTTCGATAGCGGGAATGTTTCGTTCTCGGATACCGACGGGCTTGTTCGGGTAGAGAATCCGGTTTGCGCCGCGATTGCTTGAATCTGCTGGAGGGCCTGTTGACATGTCAGCTTGTCGTCATTCGTAGAGTGCGCGTTGGCCTGCGCCTGGGCCGCAAGTTGCTCGATCGTCTGGAAGGTAAGGACTAGGTCATCAATCTCGTCCTTTAGCGCTTTGATCTCCGCAACATCACCTTTGACTGTGTCATAGATGGCTTGTGCCTGCTGCGCGTAATCATTGGCAGTGGAAGCGATCTCAAGGACTTCTGCCAATACCTCCTGCGGTGTGTGCTCCGATGTGCTCGGAACAATCAGGCATCGTCCGAGGGCTTCCTTCAGCTGCTGGCAGTAAATAGTCAGAGTGTCGAGAGCGTCATTAAGAACTTCCGGATAGAAGCCACCGGCATTGGTAAAGACCTTTTCTTGAAGGAAAGGAGCATTTGAGAGGATCGCCAGCGCTTTTCCGGACGGAAGCGCATTGTTTAAAGTGACCGTGCCTCCGGGAGAATTTTCCTGGTTATCGTTGAGCGTAACCGTGTAGTTCGTAGAGGCAAGCGTCTCGGAGACCGAGGTGTCCTTGTTGTCAGCAACGACAACGGACAAGTCGGACTCCTTCATCACTTTAAAGCTGAATGTGAAGGCCTTTGTCGAGCCGTCACTGATATAAGGACCGGCTCTCCGAAGTTCTTGTGAAATTGACATTAGCGATCTCCTTGCCATCAATTTTCATTTGACAGCAAGGAGGTTTATGGACGGGTTCTTAGTCCTTCTTCGCTTTTCCGGAAAGAACTCCCTGAACAAATTCACCAGCATCCGCGGGCTGGATGTCTCCCGCTTCAACTCCCGCCATGTAGCCCAACGGTTTCTTGAGGAAGCCAAGCGGCAGGCCTGTCACCACAGAGAGAAGATCCAGCATATTGCGGGTATAGGAGCGGGCGTTGACTTCCTCATCGTTAAGGATCTCAACGGTTTGTTGAATCGCCTTGCCGCTTCCTTCGATAAGGCCATAAGCCGGAGCGGTCATAATCCTGCCAACATAAGGATCGGTTCCCCAGATGAATCGCGCAACGTCCGAAACTGCTCCACCTTTTTGATCTTTGGCTAAGCTGGCGCCGGCAGTGTTAATAAATTGTCCGGCAATAGGAGCCATAGCCACAGCGTTCTTAAAGGATTCCGAGGCCAGCATTCTTAGCATATCGTCCATGCCGAATTCGCCATCATCTCCTGTGTCCGGATCTCCGAAGACAACCGCCTCAATAAGTTTCGCAACAACTGAAGGAATCGTCACAACTAAGAGCGCGTCTCGAGCATACATGCCGTAACGCTTAATCAGTTTCTTCTCCATGCTGTCAGCGTGGAAGCGCTCATTGAGAAGATTGAACTGCATATTGAAGTAGTTGTAGAAAACAAGGAAGGAGCGGTACAAAGCATTTCCTGTTTCGACATTAGCAACGTTTTCCGGAGAGAAGTCGGACATCGTAGTGCGAATCACCGAATCTGCATCCAGGACCGCTTCCTCTGTAGTCCGTCCTTTCTGCAGCGCCTGGTTGTAAGCTCCGACCCATGTGATCGCATCAATCGGAATCTGACAGAAAGACTGCAGGAAGTATCCTTTCCGCATCAGGAAGTCATGGACAGGCTGAATGTATTTAGCCTTAGCAGCTACCGTCTTATTAAAGATTCCCTTTTGCTTCGTAACACGATTGTCCTGAGTGGAGGAAATCTTATAGATCTGAGACTGAAACTCCATTGCTCGGTCATTGAGGCGAGACATCATGAATGGAGAAAGCTGAGTGATTTGCTCCGTTACCTTTCTCGGATCACGGGCAAAGACACCGGCAGCGTCGATGAGGTTTCGTCCGGAAACCTTGGTGAGCGCAATTGAGAACCCAGTGAACTGTTGCAGAGCGTTCACGATGTGGCCCATCATGATGTTAATGCCGGCAATACCTCTGAGTTCATTGAGTTTCTTGCTGATCCAGCCGCTCCTTCCATCACTGACCTGCTGAGAGTAGGAACGCTTGAGCCACGGTCTCAGCATATCTCTCAAAGTTGTCGGATCCTGTGCATTAAGCTTCTCGGACAAGTCTTTGTTAAGAAGCAATTTGCCAACATCCTGCGCTACCGGTGCGATGTAACAGAATTTCAGAACCGAGGAAATGTGATTAGAAATAATCGCAACATCAAAACTCAAAGGTTCGTGATACCCGGAAGCTCGAGACTTCGTGAATCCCGGCTGGGATACCGGCATCGCGCTCAGATAATCTTGTTCCGTAATTCGATCAATTTCATCAAACGTGGCCTTGTCAGCCACAAGATATTTGTCCGTTGTTGCCGGAACATAACCGCCTCGATATTCTCCCCACGGAGTTTGAATCGGAGAGGCTTCAATCTCTTTGAAGGTGTAGCCGTAAAGATCTTTGTAGGCCTTCTGAGCATCCTCCTTGGTCGACTCCAAAAGATCCCATACCTGCTGTACGAAATCCATGTCCGCTTTTGTGATTGTGCCGTCGGCATAACACTGGGCAATGAATTGATCCCAGCGCTTCGTATCCAATTTGGTATTTCCTTCCTGATCTTCAACCATCTCGGCCCAAGCGTTTCCTTCTCCGCGACCACCGAGCAAGAGCTTCTCTTTGTTCGATTCATTGCCGGTGTGAAGAAGAGCGCCGATAAGCTCGGCTTTTGTCCTAAACGTGTAGTTGAGGGTCGGAGCGTGAATATCCGTTCGAGACAACCAATCTTTCTGCAGCGGCTTAATCAGTTCTGCAAGCTTTTGCTGAAGTTCGCTGTTGCGGTTGCGGAACTTGGCTGTTGCCTGTGCGATCGGATCATAGATGTGTGATCTGAACGGATGGTTGGGGTTGCCTGTATCCATTTTGTTGCACCAGGACTCAACACGAACAAGCGAAGATCCGAGGCTCAAGAGCCCGTCTTGTCTGAACTTCTCGAAGGGCGTAGTCGCTTCTGTTTGTCCTACAGAGTGAGACGTCAGATTCTGCGTGTTCATTTGAGCTATGAGTTCCTTAGCCGCCTGTTCCCGAGCTTCTGCTTTTGCCTCACGAGTAGTTTCTTTCCACTGACGAGACATAGCAAAGAGCATACTCACGTCTTCCGCCAAAGACTGAAAGTCGCCATAAGTCAGATTGCTGTAGCCTTGTCCCCCGTTAATGCCTTTGTATCGACTGAATACTCCGGACAGCATCTCATACACGGGAGGCGCCATGTCTTTAAAAGCGTTGATGCTCTTCTCTACCGCTAGAAGGTCTACATCTTCGGGTTTTGTTCTCCCGAGTCCTTCAATGTTGAAGACAGCGCGAAGTACATTAAGGACATCAAGGTCATAAGTCTTAGCAAGTTTCTTATCTGCAGAGAAGGTCTTTTTCCGGATGCGTTCAAAGCGATCTACTTGCTTGTCGACATCCAATGCCTGAAGCGCCGCCTGCAGATACATCAACTGCTGTCTCTTGTATGCGGCGGCCCTGCCCTTGTCTCCGCTGGCTAATGCTTCATAAGCCTTTCTGGAGGCCCTTGCCTGCATAGCCACAAAGTTCCGGGGATTGACGTTGTAAACGGGCATGTTGGCCAGCATCAATTCTGCAGAACGTTTGGCCGCTTCATTGATCATCCTCTGGCTGATTCCTGCAGGGCTTCCTGCCAAGTACTTAAACTCCGTTGCAACAAACCTTGCTCGGGCTTCGTTCTGCAGGGCCTCGGTAATCTGAGCATCAATGCCTGCCTGAGTAAAGTTTTCGGAATACTTCTCAATACATCTTCGAGTAGTTTCTTCTTCGATGCGCTCGTCTTTTCGTGTTCCCTCAAGAAGACCTTGGACCATATCTTGGACAGTCGCAAACGCATTGCCCTGACCTCGCATGAGTTCCATTACTTCAGACGGCGCCATTCCACCCTTCTTTGTCAGGCCAAGAGCGCTCAGCTTTTTGATTGCAGAAGAGCTGACCTTGGCGGCCGTCAATGCTTCCGGATCAAATTTCCAATTGATGCCAAAGGTTTCGTTGCTTTTCTTGATTAGTTCATAAGCTCGAGTTCCCGCCTCAGCCTCGATCTCTGCCGTAACGCCTTCTTTAACCTTGTCGCGGATTTCTTTGGCTTTGCGCTGGATCATTCGCAAGGTCTTGGCTCTGGCGTTCGAGTACCACTTCTCATCTTTCGCTTTTGCCTCATTTAACAGAGCTTCTCCATCCGCCAGCGCCTCATCGTGCGCCTTCTGCATGGCGATCCAATCTTCCTCGCTCATGTCTTTGGGCTTTTCGTCAAAGAGCGGTCGCATGGATTCAGATACTTCAGCCTGATAGAGGTCGGCTTCAGCATTGAGCATTCGATCCATAACGCGCTGAACTTCCTCAGAGAGCTGAGGCAGCTCCTCCCCAAATTCAGATTTGTACTGAGCCGCTCTTTGTTCGGCAACTCCACCCGTCCAAGCTCTATAAACATCCCTGATCCATTTACCGAGATTCTTGAAAACAGTGATGAGCTTAGGATTGTGCGGCTTACCTGTGGCCAAATAGATTTCGGTCTGATAGGCAAAGCGCTCGTGAAACTTTCTCTTCTCTTCGATGCTGAGGTTCTTCCATTCATCCAGCGACTTGAGGCCGAAGTCTTTCAGAAGCGTTTCTGCGTCCTGTTTGATAAGTCCGGAGACACCCGCTTCGCCAGCCAGCTGCATCAGGTTTTCAAGATACCAGTGGCTCATTTCATGGGCAAAGGTGGACAAGTCAGCATTCGGAGTCAGGTGGATTGTATTTTGTTTAGGGCTGTAGCCGCCTCGCTCGTTTGTTCCGTTCTGGAAGTAGACAAGAGAGTCCTGAATCTTTTGGGACAGTTGAGAGACGGCCTTAGCTCTCACAGTCTTGCGGTTACTGCTAAGTTCTACACGGATGCCCTTTTCTTCCAGAGCGTCAACAAGTTCTTTCGGAGCGTTCTCCGGCAATACCGCTCCGGAAAACTCTTCAATATTCGAGCGTTCTGTGACGGGTCTTGTGCTGATCAAAGTGACGTTAGTCGGCTTAAATCCTTCCGGAAGTTCCAAGCCAAGCTTGGCAAAAACTTCAGTCGCAGGAACATTGATGGACCGCGGTTCGATCTTTTCGGTTTGGTAATAACCAGAGAACAGCTCCCGAAGCTTGACTAGGTCTGCCTCGGTCTTTACACTAGCACCTGAGTCGTTGGAACCCCGAAGGCTATAGATGCCGGAGCTCTTGTTCCAACGACTTATTTTTTGGCTATTAGCGTAAACCAAAGCGTTATTTTGCTCCTGCAACGGAAAGTACAGCGTATTTTCAGGGCCCCAAGAGGTTTTTGCCAAATTGATTTCAGCATGCCTTCCGGGGCCATTAAATTTAACCGCCACAACAACGTTTTGATTATTTTCGGCCTTTAGGTCAAGCATGAAGAGATAGGTATTTTCTCTCCGATCATCTCTGAAAATTGCAATCGGATCTGTCAGCGCTTCTGGAATTTGCTTCAAAACTCGTTTCGAAATCTCGGGATGAATATGGTGAGAAGGACTAGATTTTTTTGCTCCTGGCAGGGCACCATCAAACATGTGAGGGGTAGCCCGAAGCGTTAAGAACTTTGCCCCAATCAATTTCATTACAAGCGGAGTTTGCTTGAGCATCACCACGTTCTGAGTGGGTTTTTCTTTTAATCCATCAACAAGCTTTCCCCAAGTATCACTGTCCTCTTTCAGTTTTTGTTCCGCCGTTTTTTCTGGAGCGGAAACTGCTGGATTCTCTTTCTGTCCAGCTCTTTTCTGAACCAGCTCTGTTCGTTCAATGCCAGCAGAAGACTGAATCTTCGGCGCAAATTCCGCAATGCGTTCCGGAGCGATATTGGCATCTTTGGCCAAACGCACAATACTGGCCGCCTGCAGCCGAGCATATTGCCTTGCAATTCTCTCCTCTCGATAGCCACTGATTCTGCTGGCCATAAGGCTTTGAGTCATGCTCTTAGTCAGGTCATCGAAGGCCTGAGCATACTTAGACTTTTGAACTTGGTTTACGGCTTGGTTGATTTCCTTTGTCGCCGCTTCCCTGCCTTCCTCTGTTGAAAGATCCCAATCGTTCTGGCCAACCCAGTCAGAGACAAGTTTGCGTGCCTTTTTCGCTTCGTAGGCACTGAGTTCGTCCGGATTGAATCTAAGGTGCTGAGTCAAAGCTTCTCCGAAAGGAGTTCCGGCAATATGGGCGGCGTAGTCTCCGGTAGAGATTTCAACGTCTCCGCCCGAAGCCACGGCTTTTTGAATAGCATTTCCTAGCTCAGGATTGATCTTCTTCAGGTCTTCCAGACGAACGTTTTTCTCTTGCATTGTCTGCGCAAACATTTCCCCATCTACGTAAATCGTGGGTTTGCCTGCGCTCTCTGCCTGGTTCTGAACGACCTCGGAGACAACTCCGGGTGCGGTTTCTCGAGCAGTTATTTCCGGAGCGATCTGGTTAAGGTTCTCGAAGAATTCCTGATTTCTTTGGGCGGTTTTAATCTTAGAGATGTGGCGCGTCATACCTACTGCGCCGCCTGCAAGGCCCAGTGCCCAGACGCCTTTAATCGTCTCAATCCCGATGTCGGCCAACCTATCCATTACTTCATCAGGAGTAATGGAATCAAACTGCACGTCTTTTGTGAGTTTCTTGGCGGCCTCTTCGGCAACAATGTTTGAAATTTCCTGAAGCTCTTCAACGCCTACCTCGGTTGCAAGGCCCGTTGTGAAAGCCTTGGCCACATCAACCGCCGCGGCTCTGAATGTAGGCTTTTTGAGCGCCTCGATTGTTTTTTCCTTGACCTTTTGGCCGAACATCTGCTTAAAGCCGGTAATGCCTAAGAGCTTTCCTCCGAATTTCGTGAGAACGGCGTCACCGATGGCTTCCAAGGAGCCATTAACAAAGCCAACCGTTCCGGACAATCTTCGGGCAACGTCATCATCAATGCCCGCCTCCCGCATATCCTTGTAAGCAAGACCGCCTTCAACCTCCTTTGAGGTTTCCATGACAGCGCCGCTCATTGTCATGAGGCCAAGTGCTCCAAGGGAAGCAGGGACGGCAACAGGTGCGCCCGCTAATGCAAGGGCACCTAAACCCAAGGCGCCTGCTCCCATACCGAGAGCAGCACCCTTAGCAGCAGTGTCTCCGCTGACGGTGAGCATCTGCCCAATCGTTTTCATGGTCGGATAGGACAGCCAAGAGTCTTTGAACTTTTCGTCCACTGCGGCCAGAGTGTCATCGATTTCTTTTGAACGCTTTTCAAAAGCGGCGTCTTTCGTTATCTTGCCTAAGCGCAGATCCTCATACATACGGCCCTGCTCGTTCTGCAGTTCTCCAGACAAATATCCGGCTCTCCAGCCGTCAAGAGTTTTGACCTCGGGCTCATAGTCTTCATCCTCCCGCTTCCACTCGGTTTCTTCATCTGCATAAGTCAAAGACTTCGGAGGCTCTGCAGGATTGCGTGCGGCCATCTTTTCCGCAAGCTCGTTGAGAAGAATGTCCGTCTTGGTCAACGGCTTAAGGTCGTTTTTCAGAACAGGAGCTTTATCTGGATTATTCGTTATGTAGTCAGAAAGTCCGGGGGATTGCTTCAAGGTGTTGGCCGTGCGAAGTTTCTCAAGGCGGTATTTCGATCCTTCAAAATCAGAATCCACTTCTGTCGGAGAAATTCCGAGCTGGCGGGAAATATCCAAGACTTCCGCTGTGCGCCCCGGATCCTTTCCGAGAACAAATTGGGAAGCAGAATACGCGTCGCGCTCGATAATCTCGTAAGGGTTGAACGGCTTGGCGGGAGGAACTGAAACCGGATTGACCGGCTCAACGGTCGGTCCTTCAGTAGGTTCTTGAGCAACCACAGATTGGGTTGTCGGTTCTCCCGGAACTTCCATAGAACCGTCCGGAGTTTCAATTGCTTGTTCGTCTGTAATGAAAGAATTCGGCATTTACTTTTCTCCAAACGCCATGTGCAGGGCAATGAGGTTGACTGCTTTCTTTGTGACAGCAGGATTTTTGGGGTCGTTCTTAGCTTGTCTCTTGGCCTCTGCGTAAGCCCTATTCATTAGTTCTGTGGGCAAAGGAATTCCTCCAATCTTTGCGTCAATAAGCTGCGACTGTCGTTTAGTGAGGTTCTGTAATGGCGGAAGGTTGAGTTGCTGAACTCGGATTTTGTTCACTTCATTTAACCTGTCTGCTTCCGTTGCTTTTGTCCGGAATCCGGCCTGAGGCAGTGCTTCCCATTCCAGCTTCTTCTCCTGTCTGAAGTCAGCACCAGAAACGTCGTTGTAACCGAAGAAGAACCCAGGCTTTTGTCCCTCAAACACAGTGTTGACCATTGCGTTCAAAGTTTCATTACTCAAAACGTTTTTATCGGCTTGTTTGCTTCTAGCCTCATAGAGTAATTGAGCTGACAGGACAGCATTCTTTGTCTTCTTGGTGTTGAATTTTTCGTCATTGCAGCGCTGTTTGACCTTGGCTATGAAAGCCTTGTACTGCTGATCGTCAAGTTTCTCGACGTTGTACTTCAAAGTCTTGATAGTCTGCTTTGTGAGGTAACCGCGGTACTGATCAAAGTTAGTCTGCGCAAACTCTTCGGGATCTCTTTCTGCCAACTCTTCAAGGTTGCCCAGGACGGCAGGATCATCCTCAGTGCAGGGGAACTTCTGATGCTCGATTGCTCGCTGGATCTTCTCGTATCCGACGCGGTCGTTCGTCTTAATTGTCGACATAAGGGAGGCGGGAACCTCTTCGCCGTTGTCTACAAACTGAAAAGCCTGATTGAGATTGTCGTAGTTCGTCGCCTTCTCAAGCGCTTCCTGCTCTCTCTTGGCTCCGTACACCTTGTTTTTGACAGCGGCGCGATACTTTTCCGGAACAGCATTGATGTTGTCTAAAAGCTCTCTGGCTTTGCCATTGTCCTTCTTGAGAATTTCATCCGTGTAGCGGTTGATAGTCGCTCGATCTGAAGCCATCTGCATTGCCGACTTTAATCTGAGCCCTGCTTTCGGGCCCATCTCGGTTTTGTGCTGAGCAATGTAAGCCTTGGCCTGAGAGAGCTGGCCCGCATCGATCATATTGCTCACTCGGAGCTCGTGGATCGGCCCCAGAACTTTGATCATGTCGACAGGCGTGCCGTGAAAGTCTCCGATCTGCTGAGCAATAGAACGAGCCGCAACAAGTCCTGACCTTGCTGTTTCCGGATCGGCGTCTGCTGCCTGGTTAAGGGCTAGGCTAAGCTGATTTTTAAGAACTGCGTCTTTGTATTCGAGCTGTTGGCTCGTGACATAGGTGTTGACCTGATCATTGAGCTTCAGGCTTGAGGCCTGATAAAGACGATCAAAGGCGCTGCGGACTCGGGCATTTCCGGCCTGCTCCCTCAGCTTCTCATAACGCTGTTTGAAGGCATCACTGACTTCATCATTTAGGCTTCTGCCATCAGGTCGTTCAAGGGCATTGACGCCTTTGAGTCTTTCGTATCCGTTCTCCGGATTAACTCTGAGGTCTATGCGTGCATGTTCAAGCTGAGTCGATAAGTCATCCAGGCGCGTCTTATCAATTTCCAGCTGCCATTTGTCGTATGCATCCCTGAGATCTCCGGAGAGTTTATTCATTGCCTCGCCAGCGTGTCGAACCGACACCGGACTCTCTGGCGCAGTGATGATTTCAGATTGCATTCCGCCCGGCTGAGAGATCGCAACCGGGACGCCGTAGGGATTATCAACAGAAGGAAGTTTCATTGTTCCCATGTTTAGACTCCTGCTCCGCCGCTCATGCCGCCGGCGCCGCTCGTAAACAACTTGCCGATGCTTACGACGTTATCGAGATAACCGGATCCAGTTGATCCGGAGTTGGGATCCAGCGGATTGCCTTTTGCTCCGTTCGGATTCATGAGAATGCTCATGCCAGTGGCGACAGCAGACGCCCAGGGAGAGATGTTCTTGGCCTGGGCATTGAGAGCGATCGCATTGTTTGAGTAATTGACCGCCCTGCGCCGATAGCCAAAGGATTCAGCAACGGCGTTTGCAAGGATTTGATTGACCTGCATCTCTTTGGCAATGTCGTAAGAAGCCATCACTTCTGCCGTATTTCCGGTTCCGAGAGCAACACCGCTTGCCGCCTGAGCTACTCTAGTCTTGGCCTTTGTTTGTCCGGCACGAAAAGTAACCGCGGCAACTTCCTGCTGAGCTCTCTTCAAAACATCTTCGGCCGCTGTCCGGAAAGACTGCGCCTGCAGTTTTGAAATCTCGCCCTGAATTTTGTAAAGCTGCTTCTGCTGCTTAGCCTGGCGAAAGGCAAGGATCGGAGCAACAATGCCATTGACCGCATTGTGCCCCATCGAAAATCCAAGGCCGAAACTGCCCAGACCGTTTGCCGCGTCCGAAGTTATCTTAGAAAAACCAAACGAGGAACCCTGTCCCTCGTACAGAGGAACGTCAAGATCCTCGCCAGCATATTGATCGTACTTACCCATGTGCCGTTACCTCAATTTTTCTCTAAGGTAACGGCGAAGCTTCAATGTTTATGGACGTTAAGCCGAGAGATCGCAGGTCAAAGCCAGCATTGTGACGGGCAGCGGATCGAGCTGTCTCAAGCACACCTGACCGCCTCGAGTCCATGTTGAATAAAGCTGAAGGTCTATTTCATCAGATTTAAGCGCAGGAGGAGAACCGCACGGCTCGATCGTTCTTTGCTTGTATTCAACAAGGTCCTTCTTGTCGAAGCTGGGGCCTGCGAAGATTCCGGAACTTCTATTAACCCGCACTGTGATCTTGTAGACGTTCTTAACTCTCCCCATACCTCCGGACTGATCTTGGAGGATGACCGGAAGTGTTTTCACATCCGACTGATACGGCAGACCGACTTGAACGACCGAGGCCTCATGGTTGAGAGTGATCTTGCCATTTACAACCTTCTGCTGAGGCTGGACAGCACCGTCGGCCAAAATAGAAACTGTCTTTCCCTCGAGCCAATCAATTCCGGAGATCGTGGTCGTAGGCGTCCCGTTGTAGGTCGCGCCGGAATCGACAAAGAAGGCATCAGCCAAATTCTTGAAGTTTCGTGTTCTCATACGCTCAACATAGCGCTTCTGGCTTCCGTTGATTGTCCTTCTGATCACGCAGTAAAGGGCATCTTCCACGCCTTCTGAAACAGCGCAGCAGGATTCAAAAACTCCGTCTGTGTTGTGACGGTGCCAGGAGCCGACCTGTTGTTCAGGAATATACGTGAGGCCGAGCAAGTTTCCGTCGGAGGAGACAAACCACATGATGGGGTACGGAGCCTTCTGTGCCGTGGCGTCCTTGATCGTCTTGAAGTCAAAGAGGTGCTGACTTCTCAGGCACAGATCTCCGGACACAAAACCGCCTGCTTGATACTGATAGGCGAGTTCTCGGACATGGCCGTCACGGGCGGAAGCAAAAATCAGATTGTTGTTGTAAACGAGCGGCCTGACTGTCGTGGCTCCGTTGTAGCTCTGAGGTCGAGCAGAAATAGAAGACGGAGTGATCGCGTCTGAATTCTGGGGACTGATACGAATCTCAGAGCCCGTTGTCAGAAGGATCAGGTGAGACAGCGGAGAAATGTGCAGAATCTTATTGAACTCTGTAGCCGCAATTCTAAAGTTGATGCGGTCATCGTCTTTAGACGGCAGGGAGTAAGTCATATCGCTCTCTGTGCCGGAACGAGTAGCAACCACACGCTGAGGATCAGTCTTAAAACCTGCAAACCATCGGCGCTGTTCAAAGTAACCTACAGCGCTCGGATAATTTCCGGAAGAGACAACTGAGTCATATCGGCGAGGCGTGATGTCCGTCTTCGGAGCAATGTTGTCATCAATGATGGACGTGGTTTCCGAGTCTCCTAGGTAACCATAGATGCCGCCTTGATTCTTGTAGAAGCGGTAGTAACTTGCTCCGGACACGGCCGAGCATGAGATTTTGATTGTCGTACCTGTGGCATAGAGGTTGGCGGTACAAGAGACTGCTGCACTCGGTTCGCTTTCGATTGTCTTATCAGCATTGAGGCAGGAGACTTTATATTGGAACGTGTACTTGTCGGCGTTCTTATCCTCGTTGCCCGTAGTCGTTTCTCTGACAGCGGTCACGTTTGTGGGCGTGGCCAAAGTTGAAGAGAAGCTGATCGTCGCCAGTCGCCAATCGGTGTTGGAATACCTCCGGATCTCCGTCGGAGCGTAATCCTCATGCGTCACGGTGATGATGTCATTTGACTGCACATACTCAAGTTCAAAGAGATCATCTTCATCCCATGGCGTTGTGATTTCGTATGGCTGATTGCCGTTCATCAACGTTGCGCCGAAGGAATGGAATCTGGCGTATTTGTGCCCCAGCTCGATGACGAAGGTTTGCTGAGCGTTAAAGATAAACGGAATCAGCCGCACCTTCTTGCTTGAGTCTTTGACCTCACGCACAAACTCAAAGCCGGGTCTGTTTTCAATCGGGCCCTGGGGACGGCAGAGAAAATTCAGGCACGTCTCAAGGCCTGTCTGATACTTTGTATCGTCTGTTCGCCCAAACATTTCCGGAGAAATTTCACCGCCGGCAAAAGAGCGCTGAAGGACTTTAGTTGAGCCACTCATGTCCGTCCCTCCCCCAGTCATCGTAGTCACCGATAAAGTCAGGCTTATAGCTCAGATGATCTCTGTCCTGAACTGCATCCTGAGCCTGTGCTTTTAACAGTCTATCTTCGTAAAACCGCATCATCTCAGCCGCCATCTGCACACCCGTCATCCCCGGAACAACAGTGCCCGCAAGATTAGAGGCAAGGAGAAAAGCCAAGGCGTCAGAAAATACATCAGAGAACTTTTCAGGCTTAACCTCCGTGGTGATATACCTAATCCATATACGCTTCTGCTCTGCCACCAAACAGACTTGTCCGTTGATCAGCTCTCGGACGTAATGAAGAGTCTGTCGAGTTGCGTTTCCATTTTCGTCAACCGGATAGGCATAAATGATCTTCACACAGTCGGCAGGAATCGGGAACGCATAGCCGCCTCCGATCGGTTCAGCCGTCAAACGAGCAAGCTCTTTGCGCGTTGTGGCAAAGCTCCAGTTATAGGTGGCAAGGATAGTTTTTAAGGCAATGGGATAAAAGCGTCTGCAATGATCGGCCTGAGCGCTTCCCTCAGGCGGATCAATTGAGGTCACTGTCGCTCTATCTCCCAGTCGCGAGAGAGCGATATTGCAGATGTCGACAACAGAAGACATGTTTGCTCCTAAAAAAGAGGGGGCGCAAGGCCCCCAAAATGCTCGCTAGGAATAATCCTGTTTACTCGGCTGCATAGTCACCGATGCGCTTGCCTTTCGGAGAGGAGGCGCACAGGGAAATACCTGCAGTGACCTTGCAGCTCATTGCAGTGCCGGTAAAGGACAGCTTGAGGTAACGCGGACAGCCTTGCGGCAGTTTGATTGCCGTATCTGTACCGTAAGCCGTTGCTACGGTATCAGTCACAGAAGTGCTGGCAGAACCGCCGAGAACCTCGATAGAGGTCGGCAGAGCGGAACCGGAAACACTCAAGATGACGTAGAGCTCACCTTCAGAAACTCCGGCCTTGTTCAGGTCAAGAGTGTTCGTGGAAGTTCCGGAAGTCCCGGAGAGGGACTGGCCGTCACTGAACATAAGCTTGGAATCGAATCTCATCTTTTTCTCCTATTACGAAACAAGATCTTCAGTGAGGCTGATGGAATCAGACACTTCGATCGGAATGTCGAAGAACATGGTCTTGAACTGTTCGGCGGCCTCAACAACTTTGAGAACGTTTGTGCTCTTGGCGTAAGCGGCAAGTTCAAGAGCGGTATGCACTTCTTCAGCACAGAAAAGGTGAAGATTTGTGCGAAGGTCTGACGGGATACGGTTCTTTGCAACGATCAGTTTCTTGATCAGATCTTCGGAACCCATGTCGACAGCACCGTCGGAGATCGGGATGTTGCAGACACGGACCACACCGCGCCAGTCGTTAAGCGCGGCACCTGCCTGCCACTTGTAGTGGTCGCGATAGACTTCATACATGGAGCCGTCGGAGTTCATGTGAGTGCACTGGCCCTTGTCGGTGTGCTGTAAACCGATCTTGGATCCCTTCGGATAGATGCCGAAGAACTGATCCATCGACACAATAAAGATCGAAGTGACTTTCTTGGTCGTAGCTCCGGTACTCACAGCCTTAATGACATTGCGAGAGGACGGAGTTGTAGAGCTCGTGTCGTTATAACGAGCGGCAAGGCCCATGAACTTGTCCGGCTCGGCATCGATATCACCATAGAACATTGTCTTTGCCATATCGTTGCCCATACCGGCAAAGAACGGTTTCTGCTCAGACAGGCGCCAGGCGGCTGTGTTGCCGTTTACGTCAGCCAAGTCTTTATCGACTTCAGCGTACATTTCAACGTTTCCGCAGGTATCGGTGACCTGAGCGGTCGTGGATTTCTGCGGCTGAACGCCCTGATAAAGGCGGCGCCAAGTCGGTTCAGGGATGCCAGTTCGGATGGCATGAAGGTAGCCATCCGTCTTGTTACACTCTTTCCATCTGAGGAGTTTGAGAATCGGGTCTCGTTTAGACAAGACTTCAGCGATCGGAATAATCTCACCTTTCGGGTCAAGTCTCGATGCGAGGTCAACCAGTGTTGGATATTCAGCAGCCATCGTAATTACTCCTAAAAATTAGTTCATCTTTGAGTTAGGGAAAAAAGCCCGGGCGCGCTCGGCTGTTGAGAGTTCACCCGACCTGCCGCCCTTTACGACGGCGTCATCGCTGAGTGCCTGCTGAGCGGCAAGGCACCCTTTAATGAATCCTGCATGACGATTGAGGCCGACAGACTCGAAGAACTGGCGAGTCTCAGCGTCAAAGAACTTTGCGTAAAAGCGGCTTGCGCTCTTAAGGTTGGCCGCATAGTTCGCACCGCCAATTTGAGGGTCAGCCTTGGCTTCAGCAGTCAGGGCCTGCTTGACTTGAGCAGACTGTTCCTCCGCACGCTTTGCCAAAACAGAGGTCATATTTGTGACCAGTTTCGAGTAAGCGGCCTGAGAAAGATTCAGGTCCTTGCATTCTTTCTTGAACGCCTCAATCGCTCCTTCATCGAGCTGAATGCCTTCCGGAAGTTCAATGCCTGTTTCGTCGTAACCTTTCTCTGGCGCGCCTAAAACGTCGTTGCCTTCCTTCTTTTCGGCTTCCTCTTTAGATTCGCCTTCTTCCTCGTCTGCGCCCATGCCTTCAGGTTCTTCGTCCTTAGGTTGAGGAGCTTCAGCGGAGGTTTCGGGCTGTGCCGGAGGTGTCGCATCCTGAGGTGCCGGAGTAGGATCTGCAGGAGGAACGTCGCCTTCAGTTGCGGCAGCGCCTGCTTCGTTGACAGTGGTTTCTGCGGTTTCAGCCATTTAGTTTTTCGTTCTCCATTCTGCGAACCAGCTCGAGATTGATGCCCTTGAGTCGATTCAATATTTGCAAACCGATATCGCGCCTTGCGGAAGCTATCGTCATCAGCGTCATGTCCTGAGACGTGACCGAACTGTCGACGGCTGTCATGTCGAGAATCCATTGAAAGATCCTTCTGCCTTCGACTGTCTCAAGAGTTTTCTTGATGGCAATCTCCAGCTCCTTGAGTTTTTGTTTCTCTGCCTTTTCAGCCAGCTCCCGCTGTTCGATTTCGAGAAGCGGATCATCTATGTCTGTCATTGTCATTTAGGGCCCTTTAGGTTTATGGACGCTTACTGCGCTCCCTCTTCAGAGAAAGCTTCCTGCAGGCCCTGAGAGTCAGCTGCCTGCCCTAGATCTTTGAGGCTTGTCATTGCCTGCTGAAGTTGTGCGGCCTGCATCTGCGCCTGCTGTTGCTCGGCCCTTTGCTGGCGAATAAGGGCAACCTTCTGTCCTGTCACAATCAAGGACGGCGGAACACCGTTCATGTCTGCAAGCTGATCGATCGTTGCATCCACATCGAGCTTGTCCACGGCCTGGGGATTGATCTGAGCGAGAAGGCCAATCTGTTGAGCCGTTCTCACAATGCCGTTGGCTGACGCGTTCTTCTGTGCTTCTGCCAGAACCGAGACATACTCAATCGAAAGTTCTCTGCCGTAGAGTTCTTCCGGAACTTCCGGAAGCATGTTGTACTCAACCATGAAGCCGAAGGCGTTTGTTACAAGCGGATCAAGAAGCTCGGTGTGCAGGCGCTCCAACACAGGCCCCAGCATCATCACTTTTTCCTGCTCAAGTGCCTGAACCTCTGTCGCGGTGCGGTCGGTTTGATTCGCAGTAGCCGCGATCATTTGAAAAACGTTGACGAAGAAGATGCGCTGAATGTCCTGACGCGTCGATTGAATCAGAGCCAACATTGCCTGCGGATCGGTTCGCACTTCCCACATGGAGCGGATGATCGGAGCTTCCTGCGGGTTGACCGCCACGCGGCCTCCCGGCTTGAACTGACTCAGCTGATCCTTGAGGGTGGACGGGTAGAGAATCGGCGGCCTAGTTCCGTAATCCACAAGTTCAGCAAGTCTCAGGTGCAGTCTCTGCAAAGACTTCTGTGCGCTCAAGGCCTTGGCACCGGGACCGCGGCCATATACAGAGCCGCCCGAAGTCATCCAGCGCGGACACAGTGCCGGGAAGTTTCTAAAACCTGACTCAGAGAGAACTTTGTCCTGCACACCTTCCTGGAAATAAACGGACTGCCAGGGCATATTCTTGTTGTCTCGTTTATCGGGATTACGTTCAATGCGCGGTTCAATCGCATGAATCACATTGAAGCGGGTAAAAGGATCTTTCTCAAAGGCTTGCCGAACGTCATTGTTTACGGCCTCAAAACCCCATTGCTGGACCATTTGCTTCGCCGTGAGAGAAAGGCGGCGATACATCGTATCGACCTTCCCATAATCATCTTCAGCCAGCCAGTATTCCCCGATTGTGAGGTTCTGCAGGGAGATGAGCTGTTCCGGATGAGGCTTTACGATCGTGCATGCAGTGCCGAATACCGGAAGCTCCAAATAGCTCTGGTGAAGCGCGTTGTAGCATTCGGCTTTTGAGAAGTAGAGAAGCAATAGGTCTTGAACCTTCGTCATCCACTCTTTGACAGCGGGATTCTTATCGAGATCCGGATCCATCGTTGTGAGGCGCAGCCACGGCCTGGAAGGAGACGAGACGCCGCCGAGCAAGCCCGCGGCCAAAACATCCGCGCAGTCAATTGCTTCAGCATCGAGGATCTTGCGATAACGCTTTGAGCCTTGAGTTGCATCTTCACCTGGGAAGCACCCTAAGTCCGGAAGACAGTAGTCACGAATATCGCGCCACAGGTCCTCCCAAGAACTGCGCTCCTGCTTGAGGCTCTCAAAGCGCTGATTGATAAGCTTGATATCTGCGGGCATAACTATCCCCCGATAAGCTGTTTCTTCTGCAGTTTGAAGCGATCATCCTGCGCTGCTTCACTCGCAAGCACCGTTTCACTCATTCCTTCCGGAGTGTCATCAATAACCGTGTCGCCGACATTTGCATGCTTCTTGTTTGCCATGTTGGCGTTCTGAGACTGCTGTTCTTCAGCCTGTGCCTGCTGTCGAGCGGCTTGAGCCTGCGCTTTCCTTGCCTGATCTTTGGCCTTGTTCTGCATGTGGTTGTACATGCCCGCAGTTGCAACGTTGGCGACCGCCTTCACAACGGGTTTGACCACCTTGCCCACAGCGTGGACCACAGACGATACTGCTCCCATGATCAGCCTCCCAGTAAAGAAGAACCGATGCCAAGCGCGCCAGGGTTCAGGGGAGCCGCATTGCCGTTTGTCAGAAGCGTGGATCCCAAGCCGTTGTCAATCGTGTTGTCCGCTAAAAGGCCGTCAAGGTCAGCCTGCTTGCGGTTTGCTTTGTTGCGGGCCTGATCCTCTTCCTGAGCCAATGCCTGCTGCTGAGCAAGCTGTTCTTTGGCGGCGGATGTTTGACGATCTCCGGCACGTTTCTGCTCATAAGCGTTCAAACCCGAAGTCACGGCACCCACTAATGTGCCCGCGATAACTGCTGCAGTCATTCCCATGATCAAAGTTCCTTAAAAAATAAAAGATGCTTTCTGCCCCGCACTCTCTTTGCGAGTGCCTTAGCCAGAGGAGAATCCTCGGGCACGTCCCATAGGAAAAACTTGGCGCCTGCCTCGATTGCTTTACGTTCTGCCAGCACTGCCAAGCGGCCGCCGATTGAAGTATTGCGATATTCCGGCGACAGATAGATCGCATCGTTTTGTGCGAAGACTTCGCCGCTGTGCTGGTGCGTAAAGACAAAGACAGAAGCAAACCCGACGGGCTTACCTTGGTCTTCAACAATGAGGCCGAAGGAGTCTGTGCCTTCGCTTAAGATTCGGTAGATCGAACGATCCGGAACTGCCCTGCGGTTAGGCAAGCCTGCCTCCGACATTGCCGAGTCAATAAGCTCAGAGCAACGGTCAATGATTTCAACTAAGGACGCGTCAATGATTTTCATGAGCCCATTGTCTAGGCTCAGGCGCAGGGTTTATGGACGGTGTTATGAGTTCCAATACTCGGATTCAAAGGCTTCCTGGGGATCGTAGGAATCTTTCGCGCCGTAGATGGCTCGTTCCATACTGCGGGAGAGTTTCGGAGCTACGGGTGCGGCAAAGGTCAGCGCCAAAGCGTCAGCTAAGTCCGGAGATCGTCCGATGCGCTCCTTGAGCTTATCTTTGGCCTCGAGAATCTTAGGTCCTTTAGGCGTGTAGCCGTAGGTCGGAGCGCCCAAGTCTCCCTGCAGAACAGGATCCGGAGGAATGGCACCGCCCTGCTTAATCCATTGAGCCATGTGCCACCACATCTCCATTCGGCGGTTTGCGAATTGTTCCTTGTCGATTGCCTGCGCTCCGAAGGGAACCTCCACGACATCAAAGCGCATCTGGCGAAGTCTGTCGATTACGCCTTGCCCGGCGCCGGAGTCAATGAATACGGCATCGGGTTTTTCTTTGGCCATTTCTACCGCAATGCGATCAGCCAATGCCATGTTGTCAAACTTCCGGATAACAATCGGCTCAAAGGCTACTAGCCCTCTGCGCTTAAAGATGACCGAGGCATCCGATCCGAAGCGCGCAACGTCAATGCCATAGATAAGGGGAGCGCCCATGTATTCGCTCTCTCGATAGAACTTATTGGCCGCGGCCCGAATATCGTCAATCGGAATCAAGCCGTTGTCCTGAGCGGCCGAGAAGTCACAGAGAAACTCTTGCCGGAACTCGTTCTCAGACATTTCGACCTTGAGCGCCGCCAGTTCCTTTTCATCAATGACATGGGTTTGCTCAACGGAATAAAGCATCGCGATCCAGTCCGGATCGCCTTTGCTCATGAGGTTCAAAGCCTGATCGTATAACTGAGAGAAGAGGTTGATACCTTTGGGAGTTCCGATAAAAGCGGCCCATCCTTTTCTGTCAGCCAGTGCCGGACGAATCACTTCTCCCCAGAGCGTGGGTTTAATCTGCGCAACCTCATCGATCACTACGCCGTCAAAGTACATGCCTCTCAAAGCATCCGGATTATCAGCACCGAAGATCCGGATCGTTGCACCGTTAGGCAAAAGGATCGAGAGCTTTTGCTCGTTGATCGAGATTGCAGGGATTTGCGATGTGTAATGCTTCAGGTATCCCCAAGCGATCTGCTCGGCCTGGTTACGGAATGGAGCAAGGTAGGCATACATGCCGCGCTCTTTGCGGTCTGTAATAGCCCGCTTGATGAGGTGGTTCACAGACAGCACGGTCTTACCTAAGCGTCGGTGAGCAACCAGTACACAGAATCGATGTGTCTCCAATTGCTTGTGAATTTCGTCCTGGGGAAAGCGGGGACGGTAGGGAATCACGACTTTCATTCTTCCTTCTCCGTCTGTTTCTTGCCGTCATCCCAAACAAATTCGATCTTGCCTTCAAGCTTGCTCTCGTTATCTTTCGAATAAGCGCCCAAGTGTTTGCCGAGCATGTCGTAGGCCTTAAGCAGAGACGGTGCATCCTTGAGGCCCATGATCACTTCGCCGTCTTCGTTCTGATAAACGGGAATCTTCTCGGATAAAGTTTCCCGGATCTCCAGGAGCTCTTCACGCCACTTCTGCACTGTGTATCCGGTCTTTTCTTCCAT